ACCCCGAATTTGATGAGTCTGTTTCTGAGGATTTAGATGCTAATCAAAAGCGTGTAGGCCAATTAGGACCAACCGAACCAGTAGGTAAAAATGAAAAAAATCTACGAGGTAAATTGGTTGGAGCAAGTGAATCAGTAGAACATGATCCGTTAAAACATATTTTACGATTATCTGGTAAATAAACTCAATAAAAACCGCACAAAAAAGTGCGGTTTACCGTATTTAAAAGGCATAAATAAAATTGTAGTTCGCGGGACGGCAATCCCCAACTACTCTATGATTAGAAAGGAATCACAGCAATGATATTTAGTAGAAAAAATCCTCCACCTGGCTTTTATGTATATGCTTATCTTCGTGAAGATAATTCACCATACTACATAGGAAAAGGAAAAAACATTAGAGCTTGGCATTCGGATCATTCTGTAAACTTACCAAAAGATAAGAAAACTAAAATTGTAATTGTATCATATGATTTGCTTGAGCTTTGGGCGTATGCTTTGGAAAGAAAACTAATTAAATGGTATGGTAGAAAAGATAATGGCACAGGAATTTTGAGAAATAAAACAGATGGAGGAGAAGGGAGTTTAGGAACTGTTATCAATAATGACGCTATAAAAAAACAAAAAGAAACTAAAAAATTAAATAAATCAAATTCAAATTGTCCTAAATCAATTGTAAAAAGATTGGAAACACGAAAGTTAAACAAAACCTTTAATAATGATCCAATAATTAAGGAGAAGATTAGAGCTACTAGAGCAAAAAATAATTCTAATGCTAATACCCCAGAATCTATTGCTAAAAGAATAGCCACAAGACGGGCAAACAAATTAGCAAAATTAGAGCAAAATAAATCAATTTTCCCGTATTAGGCATAAATACTATTGACTAACACACCGCTAGTGTGTATACTTATATTGTGTTAGTTAGTCATTTCAAAGGGAAATGATGTAAAACTTTTTAGGCTCAACAAAGACCATCTTAAATTAAAGGAGAAATATTATGGCCTCATTACAAGAAATTAGAAATCGTATAGCAGCACAAGAAAACAAAACACAAAAAGGTCAAATTACGACCGACAATGCTATATATCCCCACTGGAACGCTGAAGAAGGTACAATTGCAACAGTTCGTTTCCTTCCTGACGCAGATTCTAATAACACATTCTTTTGGGTAGAGCGTCAAATCATCAAGCTTCCCTTCAATGGGCTAAAAGGTGATCCTAATGTAAAACAAATTACTGTACAAGTACCTTGTGCTGAGATGTATGGCGATACTTGCCCAGTACTTACTGAAGTTCGTCCTTGGTATAAAGACGAAACACTAAAAGAAATGGCAAATAAATATTGGAAAAAGCGTAGTTATCTATTCCAAGCTTTTGTTCGTCAAAATCCAGTTGGTGATGATAAGACACCAGCTAATCCTATTCGTAGACTTGTGATTAGTCCGCAAATTTTCACAATCATCAAATCAAGTTTGATGGATCCTGAAATGGAAGAATTACCCACTGATTATGTACGCGGGTTAGACTTTAATATTAAGAAAACCAGTAAAGGTGGTTATGCTGATTATTCAACAAGTAATTGGGCTAGAAAAGAAAGTCCATTAACTGAGGCAGAACAAGCAGCAATTGAAGCACATGGATTATTTAATCTAGCAGATTTCTTACCAAAGCGTCCTTCTGAAGCAGAATTGAACATTATCAAAGAAATGTTTGAGGCTAGTGTAGATGGGCAACCATTTGACAACGAGCGTTGGGGTAGTTACTATCGCCCATTTGGAGTAGATGCTCCACAACATACACAAGACGATAGTGAAGTTGCTGAGAAAAAAGTATCTGTTTCTGTTAGTAAAAAGGAAGCGGTAAAACCAACTGTATCTAAAGAGGAAACAGCTCCATGGGAAGATGAAACAAATGAAGCAAGTACTCCTGTAAGTGTTCCATCAAAGTCAACATCTAGTGACAAAGCACAAGATATTTTGGCAATGATTCGTAGCCGTCAAAATAAGTCAGCCTAAGGTAATAAGGGAGGATTATTCCTCCCTAATTTAGGAGAACAAAATGACATTACCTGATGAAAGATATAGGGCCTTAAAACAAGGCAAAAAGTTATTAGAGGAATTATGCGATCCAGGTCGCACACCACGGGTACCGGCATTAATTAGAGACAGAGCAAGGGCAGCATTAAGACATTATCCAAGTGATTATGATTTAGACCGTATTGCTGATAGTTGTCCAGATATCCTTGACAAAGTTTCATTTAATGATAGAATGTACATGAAAGTGGCAAACAAATAAGAGGAAAAAATGGTAAAACCATATGATTTCGCAAAATTTAGAAAGGATATTACTAAGTCCATTGAAGGACTTAGTATCGGATTTAATGATCCAACTGATTGGATATCTACAGGCAATCATGCCCTCAATTATCTCATTAGTGGTGATTTTAATAAAGGGGTACCTCTTGGTAAAGTTACTGTCTTTGCCGGAGAGTCAGGATCAGGAAAAAGTTATATCTGTGCGGGAAACCTTGTCCGTCACGCACAACAACAAGGAATCTTTGTCGTATTGGTCGATAGTGAAAACGCACTTGATGAAGATTGGTTACACAATCTTGGGGTTGATACAACCGAAGAAAAACTACTAAAACTTAATATGGCAATGATTGATGATGTTGCCAAAACAATTAGTGAGTTTATGAAAGGTTATAGAACTATTCCAAATGAAGATCGTCCTAAAGTATTATTCATTATTGATAGTTTAGGAATGTTACTAACGCCAACAGATGTTAACCAATTTGAAGGCGGTGATTTAAAAGGCGATATGGGTCGTAAACCAAAAGCATTAACAGCACTTGTTCGTAATTGTGTAAATATGTTTGGTAGTCATAATGTAGGACTGGTCGCAACTAATCACACTTATGCCAGTCAGGATATGTTTGATCCTGATGATAAAATCAGCGGTGGTCAAGGCTTTATCTACGCAAGTTCGATTGTTGTAGCAATGAAGAAATTGAAACTTAAAGAAGATGAAGACGGCAATAAAACCAGTGAAGTACTTGGTATTCGTTCAGCATGTAAAGTAATGAAAACAAGATACGCCAAACCTTTTGAAAGTGTACAAGTAAAGATTCCATATAGTACAGGAATGAATCCGTATAGTGGATTGTTAGACTTGTTTGAAAAATCAGGATTGTTGGTTAAAGAAGGTAACAGATTAAGTTATACTACACTTGATGGTGAGGTAATTAAACATTTCCGTAAAGGTTGGGAAACAAATACTGATAATTGTTTGGATACTGTAATGAGTGAGTATAGTAAAAGAAATGAAAATAAACTAAGTAATGTAACTACTGTGGAGGAAGTTACAGAATGAGTTTAATATTAATTAGTGAAGCTTGGGACGCATTGCGCCAACATATACAAATGGCTGATAAAAGTGATGCTGCTGATAGTTTAGTTAATTTATTAATTGACCATGGATATGATGTTGATGAAATTAAAGAAAATTTTCGTGGTGATAAAGATATTGCCAATGCTTTAGTTTATTTTAGTGAGCAAGAGCAGGAAGATTACGAAGAAGATTATGAAGATGAAGACTTAGACGATGAATGGTGATTAAGTGAATTATTATTCACAAATAACAAGTGATATATCTGTTATTCCTGATTTTATAACGCACTATGAATCTGAGTTAAACTCAGCTAAAAAAGATGTAAAAATATACGGTAATGTTGAAAAGAATATTTCAGCATTACCTGGTGTTACCGAACATCGTTTTAACCAATTACAAGAAATTGAGGCAGTACTAAACTTTCTTAATATTCAATTAAAGAAAATTCGCCGAAAACATTTTCAAAAATACCTTGAGGCATATAATAGAGTTTTAACAAGCCGTGATGCTGAAAAATATGTTGATGGTGAAGATGAAGTAATTGACTTTGAAACGATCATTAATGATGTGGCATTGTTAAGAAATAAGTGGTTGGGCGTAATGAAAGGCTTAGACAGTAAAAACTTTATGTTAGGTCATATTGTAAGATTGCGTTCAGCTGGTATGGAAGATATAACCGTAAGTTAAGGAAAAAAATGGCAAAAATACAAAATCTGTTCACTGACTTTACTAGTATCTATGAAAAAAATACTAATAAAGTAGTAACAAAAAATTCTTTATTGGTATTAGGTAGTTGTTGCTACAGGTTAAATAAATCCCAAGATACTATTAACTATAGCATTGATGCTTTAGAGATTAAAGATGCTGTAACTGATGTTGATCTTGAATACGCTAATAAAGTTGCTGATTATTACAGTAAAAAATTAATGTTAATTAAATTAAATGGAAACGATTTAAGTGCGTTTCGTCAAGATTTAGTAAGATTATTACATGATGATTTTTTAGTTGGAGCACAATATCATACTCCAGAAAAATATACAGGTATGGCATTTAAACTGCCTTATTTTTATGAATATGACGTTGCTATGGATAAATTGTTTAACTATAGTAAGTTAACTTATAAACCAACTACTGGAATAAAACAATTAAAGTACATTTTTACACTTCAAACATCACGAAAACATTATGGAAAAATGTCGGAATATTGGTTTGTTGATAAAGATGATAATAAGTATTGTTTAGAATACAATAAAGAAAATGGGTTGACAAGTCTACTTGATAATGTTATTCAAAAATATGACATTGTTGTTAAAGGGTTGTTTGGTGTAAGAAGAAAAGATTATGATTATTTTGTGCCTACCAAATATACGCTTGATATTGTAGCTTGTGAAACCTAAGTTAAAAATATTTATTAATCATCCTGAATGTAGCATAGAGTGTGGTGCAGGAATGTACCATGCTTTGTCTAAAGATTTTAAAATTGATTTTTTTTCAAAAGATGATATTAAATCAAAATTATTTAGAAACCTAGATATTATAGCCTTTCCTGGTGGAATAGGTGATAGTGATAAATTTGATAAAATTCTTAAACCCAAGCAAGAATATATTATTGAATATATTAAAAATAATGGCAGATATTTAGGTATTTGCATGGGAGCATATTGGGCAGGCAGACATTATTTTAATATTTTAAAAGATGTAGAACCTGTACAATATATTAAAAGACCAAGAGCAAACATAAAAAGAAGTTACGGAACCACAGCTAAAATAAATTGGCAAGGTCGTGAAGAACGAATGTATTTTTATGATGGTTGTTCTTTGCTTGGTAATGAAAAAAAGTTTAAAGTAATCGCTAGGTATAGTAATAATGATCCAATGGCTATCATACAGAAAAATATTGGATTAATTGGTTGTCATCCTGAAAGCATGCCTGGTTGGTATGATAAAAAATATATGTCAGATAAATGGCACAATTACAATCATCATTATTTGTTACTTGAGTTTACAAAACGATTATTGTAATACTAATGTAATAATGATATGCTAATATAATTGTAAATACGACAACACACAAAGGAGAATGCGTATGTTACATAAAGTAGTACAAGAAGAAAACACTTCTAACAATGAGCATATTAATGATATTGTTAATCAAATGTTACAAGATCCCAAACGCCGAACTTTTTTAAAAACAGGTTCGGCGTTTTTAACTGCTGCCACAGGAGCAACTTTAGGAGGTTGTGCTAGTGGCGATGATAATAATTATACAATTAACCAGCTTACCTTTGCTGCTGTGGCAAAAAATACACAGGATAAGGTTACTCTACCACCAGGGTATCAATACACAGTTATTCATGCTACTGGAGATCGTTTGGTAAGTAGCCTGCCTGGCTATAGCAACAAAGGGACCGAAACAGATGATTGGTCAAAGCGTGTAGGCGATCACCATGATGGCGTAGAATTGTTCCATCTTGACAGCACAGGCAAGCCAACCAAGGCCATGACTGATCGTGCTTTATTGGCTATGAACCATGAAAGTTCAGCAGACGCACATTTCTTTCATCCCAATGGTCAGACCAGTAATGGCGTAAGTGGAAAGAAATATGACCAGTTTGGTTCTTGGGACTTGGGTGTTCGTCCTGGAGCAGAAGCACTTAAAGAAATCAATCATCACGGTGTCAGTATTGTTGAGATCAACAAAGGATCAACCGGTTGGACCTACAAATTAGATAGTGCGTTTAATCGTCGTATTAATCCGCAGACAGTGATGAAGATTGCTGGTCCTGCTGCTGACCTTGCCGCTATCAAAGCATTGTTAGCCACCAAGTATGACCCAACAGGTACTACAAGTCGTGGCACACTAAACAACTGTGGAACAGGTATCACTCCTTGGGGCACATTCCTAACTTGTGAAGAAAACTGGGCTACATACTTTACTATTCCCAAAGGCGGAGTTGCTCCCGATGCTCGCATGACGCAGACCCGTGCTCGCTATGGTGTTCAAAATACTGCTACATCAGCAACAGCAACAACTTCCAGAACACAGGGTTGGCATACTGTAACAGACATGCCAGATACAGAAATGCGTTTCAGTCGTTGGGATGTAAGCATCAAAGGTGCTACAGAAAAAGATGACTTCCGCAATGAACCTCAGACATTTGGTTATGTTGTAGAGATTGACCCAACAAACCCAACTAGTCAACCAGTAAAACGCACAGGCATGGGCCGTCTTGCTCACGAAGCCGCAGTTTATGGAAAGTTGGTTGCTGGTCAGCCTGTAACTTTCTACATGGGCTGCGATAGTCGTAATGAGTATATCTACAAGTGGGTCAGTGCCAAGACCTGGGATCCAGCAGATGCTACAGGTGGATTGGCAGCAGGTGACAAATATTTGAACGAAGG